TCAATCCTATATAAAGCCGGAGAGCCTGTGTTTGCTGATAGATTTATATAGTTTCCATTTTGCAGAAGTCCCCCCAGTATTGTAGCTAGCTGCTGTTTTGTAACTTTTGCCACGTCATTCCCTTTTACAACCAACGCATAATCAAAGTCCGTCAACTGCGATACTTCGTTTAATTTTTTATCTGCCATAATCGTATTTTTTTTAATTATTTATTACTACTTGATTTTCTACCACTTGAACATAGCCACCCGAAACAAGATTTTCCAAATCGAATGCCATGCCTATTCCACTGTCACGGATACAGAGATAAAGAACTTCCTTATCGGTGTAATACTTGCCTTCCTCCAGTACCATGTTATGTACCCAAGGTATAGGATCATCCAATGTACCGGAGTGTTCTATCTGCACAACCTTGTACAAGGATTCCGTACCCGTTCCCGGCTTCCAGTCCTCCTGCGGTGTATGTTTCTGTACAACCTCGTAGAGTGTACCATCATAGCGGAACCGGAACGACACATCAACTTCCGTACCTATCAGATCTTCCCATGCCGGAAAATAGTCTTTCTTTAACAATGCTTCTTCTACAGTAAGTCCGGCATTGTTGATGTTTGCCGCAATATCATTGAGCAGCGTATTCACACGGTCAAGTGCTTCAACGTCTATAGCCGCCACATCAATAAATGATGCTTCGGCAATCATCTGCTCCTTCTGTTTCGATGTGATCTCTTTCCACACAGCCACATCCTCAGGGCTGTTTATTACTACCTGATTTTCAAATCTTCGTTCCGACAGAGGCATATCCTCGGCCTGTGTCAGATAACAATCATAACCTGCTTGTAATATCATCCTTGTTCCTCCTTTTCTTTTGTGTCCAAATAATCGTTTATGGAATCCGCATAAACTCCCGAAAACAACGGCGTACAGTCGCGTATAATTCGTATTTCCCGTTCATCGTAATCTACTTCTCCTTTGCCAGAGTAAATCTTATGAGCCAGAGAACTGGCGGCTATGCCCGGAACATTTGTGTATATAGCATTACCCAATGACTCCGCGATATCCATCTCAATCCTGATATCCTTCTTTATCCCTGTGTAACAAGGAAATTTTGTAAAATCTATTTTCATAATTTATACTTTTAATTCCAACAATCAATCCAGTTCATAAACCACCTGTTATTATGCTTGTCATAATACATTGCTGCCGCCTTTGACTTGGCCAAACCTATCGAAGTGCTGACCTCCCCGGAATTCCAGCCGACAAGATTTGTTCCGGCTATGGTCACATCACCACCAGAAACGTTTCTTATCCAGTAGAACTGCCCGTCCTCCGCAGTGGACGGAACAGTCAATGTAATACCGGACGTTACAGCCATGATAACACTATCCATCACTGACAAAGTTGTGCTCTTGCTTATTCTGCGCAATCTGAGCCTAAACCCACAGATGTCCCCCTTGACGATATACAACGCATGATTCCCGGTATACTGAAAATCATTATCATCATAAGCATGGGAACCTTGTATGTCAAAATACATGCCCACATTGCCATACGCCGTATTCGTTATATTCCTATTAACTGAAATACGGGATGGGCATAATATTGCCCCCCCACTAGATGAAGGAAAAGTATCCGCACCAATGAACACGCTTGAATAACTTCCGGTAAATCTTACCAAGTTGGCGGAAAGGAGCATGGCATTATTCCCGGAAACCGATTCCATACTTGAGGTGGAAATATTGAAACCGCCAATATTTCCACCTGTGGCAGTTATTGTCCCCGTGATATTCGCCTTCGTTGCAACAAGATTCCCTTCCTGATCCACTCGGAACGGAGCACTGCCCGGAACATCACCGCCAGCCCATATCCTTACAGGTGTCGTACCGGCTTCCTTGCTGCTTCCTCCTGTAAGACCGGCTACAATATTATTATTTGCATCCTTAATCAATAACTCATTGCCTTGGACGAAATCAAGACTGGCATTATTGGCTATTATCAGGCTGGTATAGATAGGACCGACATTGCTTAATTCCGTCCAATAGGTGGTATTGGCATAGGTTATGGAAGATGACGATGTATGGGTCTTGATACACTTATAAACATCCCATCCGTCCACCGCACTATTGTTTCTCACCATTACGATATCAATATACCGCGTGCCACTTGTAAGGTCCTCGTCATTCCTGTACGTCACGCCGGACGCCCACTCGGAAGACCGTATAATACATCCCTGTATTCCTTGTACGCCCTGATCTCCCTTATCTCCTTTGTCACCTTTCTCGCCATCATCACCCTTGTCGCCTTTCGCTCCGGTATCGCCCTTTTCGGCCCATACATCATATTCGGCCGTGTTCTGCTCACCTGTTAAGCAGTAACCGCCATCGTTGAACGTAAACCGGTTGCCGTCGTTGTCAGTCCAACACCACAAGGGAGGATTGGTAGTGGATGCCTTGGCTACATAAGAGCCGCCACCCATCGAAACGACACCCATTTTGGGAACGACCATTCCGGTCTTGTACTGACCCATCTGGGTGTAACCGTCACCCTTGTCACCCTTGTTGCCCTTGAATTGCGACCACGTGTAGTCGGCAGGATTGCTGCTCTCCGTGGTGGTTTCCTTGTTTACCGCGATGCCTATATATTTGGTGTTGTCATTCGGCTGCTGGTACATTCCGCTTCCGTCCGCGTTGTCCGAGTAGGCTATCCATGTGTAATAGGTTTTCCCGTCAGCACCGACAGCACCCGGAACGCCCGGTTCTCCCTTTATGTCACTCCATTTGTAATCGGACGGATCGTCACTCTCCACAGCGGTTTCCTTGTTGTATGCCAATCCGATGTATGCTTTTCCTGTGGGATCATTGCTGATTCCGTTTCCCTGATCGTCATCCGCATAGCGTATCCACGTGTAATAGGTCTTCCCGTCCTTTCCCGGTGCACCGGGAACACCGTCGGTGCCATTGATCCCGTCCGTACCATCTCTTCCCGGTTCAGCTAATACGTCATATTCAGCAGTATTTACCTCACCCGTCAGCACATAACCACCGTCATTGTAAGTAAACCGGTTGCCGGCATTGTCCGTCCAGCACCATAAGGGGGGATTGGTAGTGGATGCCTTGGCTACATAAGAGCCGCCACCCATCGAAACGACACCCATCTTGGGTACAACCATACCAGTCTTGAACTGCCCCATCTGGGTGTAACCGTCACCCTTGTCACCCTTGCTACCTTTGGATGCGATCTCCTGCCAGTCAGCGTCCGTACCCGGCTCAGAGGACGAACCGTTCTTGTTCAGACACGCCCATGTGCTGCCGTTATACGTCACACTATCGTAGTAATCATAATGCCTGCCTGATTGCCATACACCCTCGTAGCTTAAGTCCATAGCCACTTCACCGTTGGGTTTGAGTCGTTCTATCGTTCCCCTTATGTATACTTTGTCTTGAAATGAAGAATAACCGTCCATCACCTGCCCGTTGACTGTAAGACCACTCAGGTTTCCGTTCTGATAAGCGATGTTCACATCCGGATCTATTACCCATGTGTTCACGTTGACCAATCTGCGCAAGTAAGATCTGTTCTCATAGGTAATGTCCTGTCTGTCCTTGTCGGTGAAATTTCCGTAGGCAAAGAAGTTCATACCCGGAAGAGGGTGCACGCTTGTTCCTGCCTGAAGAGCGTATTCAAACTTCATGTTTCCGGCCTCATTCTCGATGATGTTTGTTGGAGTAAAATACGAGGTGGCGTACCCGGAATACTCCATGAATCCGTTAGGACCGTATTCATCCTTCGTATGGTTGCTGCCGGCTATGTTGTGAAGTATGCCACGGCAGATATCACTTACATGTAACGTGCCCCACTGCCCCTCAAGCAGTTCCAGCGTGGCTATTCGGTTTTCCGTGTCAACGGTCTTTATTCTTCCGTATGCGAACGAGTTCGCCTTGTCGCCCGATATCACATCGATGCAGTTGAACGTGATCTGCGGTACTATCAGCTCTTCACGGAACATCGCCTTGTCGGCTTCGACTATTGTCTTGCCGTTCTTGTCAAACCAGATGGCCGCACCGCTACCTCCGATAAGACCTGTGACAAACTTGCCGACCCTCAGACCTTTGAGAAAGGTGATGATCTCATTGGCGATATCCGCTATGTTCTTTCTCAGGAAGGTTCCTATAGCCCTCAGGGAAGAGAAAGCTGTATAGTCGCTCGGGCTCTCCATATCGCCGGTCTTCAGCAGGCGGACATTGGCCTGCGCCATCTCCTGCGCCAGCGTGTATTCCAGATTGTTCAGCGTTGAGTCTACGGATGACTTCCATGAGGTACTGACCGCCGACGAGCAGTCAATGGAAGCCTCGGAAAGATTGCCCAGCTTCCTCTCTATCCTTGTGATGCGGGTGTCAAGATACCCGGCCTCGAAATACTGCGCGTCCTCCAGTCTCACCCTTTGCCCGAGCGATAACGGCACACTGTTTTTATCCACATGGATGTAATCCGTGTCCCCGGAATAGATGGATATGTCCTTGCTGTATTCTGTCAGGAAGCTGTCAACCGCCTGCTTGTACTGTTCTTCCGCTATCGGGTAATACGCATCCGGCATGCGGATGTTCGTCAGGATATACGTGTCACCGACGTTCGGTATGATGTTGCCTCCCGGTATCTGGGTGTTCTCGTCCGGGTAGGTGTTGATGATCTCGAACTCCTGTGTGTCGTTATGCCAGTTGCACTCGAACTCCCTTCCGGACAGGTCGCCGCTTTCGAAAGTGATGTGTATCACCTCACCGCCGATCATGTATTCATCCGGATTGAAGGGGAGATCCTTGTCCTTGACATAATAGACGGTGTATTCCTCCCCGTCCGTATTGGTCTGCTCCTCGGACCTTACCGAGGATACCGTACCCAGGCGGTGCGGGAATATATCCTGAAAGGCCGCTTCCTCGCGATGCTCCTTCAGTCCCAATTGAGTGTTCAGGTCGATATACTTGTCCCGTGACGGCAGTTGCAGATGGGTGTAGCCGTATTTTGACGGGTCAATATTTTTGGTTGAACCTACGGGGATCAGCCGTGTGAACCATTTGATCGAATTGGAGTTCTCATTCTGGGTCAGCCCCGTCTTCAATCCCTTCATATAGCCGAGCGTGACCCGTTCGCCGTGTTCGCATTTCCCTATGTTCAGGTATTCCCCGTCCAGCCACCACTCGGTTTCCCAGGCACCGGCTATCTCGCCTGCCGCATCCCAGCAGAACAGGCCGTTGAAGTTGATGGTCTTCCGGTCGCCGGTGACGGCCTGGCCTGCACGCCATGTCACACCGTCGGTGTTGCGGTTCATGTTCGCCACCAGCTTTTCCAGCATTTCCATCGGCGTGCCGTCGTAGGCGAAGACGGACTCCAGGTCATCCTCCCCCTGGTTCAGACGGCAGAACAACAGGTCCTGCATGTCGTGCTCGCGGCCGTAGAAGCTGATATTGTAGGTGTATTTCTGTGTGTCGGTCTTTTTCGGGCGGTATTCCTTCTTTATGGAAAACCGCTTTCCCGATATCTCCACATAGTCGCCGACCGACAGGACGAAGAACTCCCAGGTGGTGAAGTTCACCGTCACCACGAATTCCGCCCCCACCTCTTCGGTCCACCGGGACGATGAGTCGGGACTGACCTTCCTTTTCAGGGTTCCCTGCCTGTTGTAGATTTCAAGCTCCATTTATGATGCTTTTAAATCGTTTTTAATCACTGTTTGAAAAAGGTTTCGGCTCGCGCAGCGTGACCGTGAATCCGGCTATCTGCTGGCCGGTACTTCTGATTGTCGTGAACTGGCTGTACCGGGTATATTCCTTCAGGTAGACCTTCATCACCCGGCCTATCTCCGGGACATCCAGCGTCAGCCATCCGGACTTCAGCAAGGCAAGCACGGCGTTGTAGTTCTCGAACCACCCGGCCCGTGTATCCGCAACCACCGCCATCTTCAGCGTGATGTCCCTCGCCTCGTAGCGGGGAAGCAATGTCTCGGGCAGCTCCTCGCCGTCAAGCTCCCGGTAGCTGACGGATGTGTACTCCTTCATCTTCGGCGGCTTCATCAGCGAGTCGTAATTGGTATGGTCCCCCGCGTTCTCCTCGTACAGGAAACATCCCAGGGACGCCATGTCCGTCCCGTTTATCTTCAATAATCCTTCCTCCACTTCCATAGCCCTATGTTTTCAGTTTCACACCGCGCCGGAGCTCCGCGATGTTCTCGTTTATCGTTTCGAGGTGTCTGAGGTACTCCGAATTCCCCGCAATTTTGCCCAGGGATGTCGCCATCCCTTCGAGATGCCTCGTAAGGTTGTTGTCAATGCTGATGACATGGTCAAGGGTCGCGTTGCCGATCCCCTCCAGCCTTCCGGCCGTCTCCTCGGTCATGGAGGTGACGGTTCCGGCCCGGCCGGACTGGGAGGAGCCCTCCGGCTGTTTGATATCGATCCCGGCATCCTTCAGGTAGCCTCCGACCAGGTCCATGATGTTCTGCAGCTCGGGTATGCTGTCCTGGTATTTGCCTACCAGGCTTTCGGTGCGTTCGGCCACCTTCCTCATCAGCTCCGTCTCGTCGATCTTTCCTTTGGCGTACTCCTCGTACAGGGCGGCAATGTCATCACCGAACGAGCCGACCACCTTGTCAAGCACGATGGTGCGCATCATGTCGGAAACAATGTCACGGAAGGTGTCCGAGGCATAGTCCTTAAAGCTGTCCAGCGCGTCCTTCCCGTTGTCGAACCAGTCCCACAGGCTGTCCACGAAGTTCTCCGTCAGCGGCTCGTACAGGGAGCTCACATACTCGTGCAGCTGTTCTATGTATTCGTCGTATTTTTCCCGGAGCTCTATAAGGGCCTCGAGCGTCTCCTTCGTCTGCCCGACAAGTTTGTCGCCATAGTTGTCAATAAGCGATTGTGCAAGTTCCTTGTTGATCAGCCCTTCATCGTCAAACAGCTCGCCTAACCCCTGGTTCCGTGCCCAGGTGACAAGGTCCTCGGTCTTCTGTGACTTCCCGCCGATACCGGTGCCAAGGAAACCGCTGCTTTTTTTCCGCGTCTCGATACGCAGGTTGTTGATAGCCGCCGTCTGGCCTTCCTTGTAATCCCCCTGGCCCCAGATGTCCCTCCATTCGTCCCACCATGCAAGGGCGGACAAATTGCCCATCACCCAGTTGAGCGCGCCCGTCAGCCATCCGCCCCCGCTCTCGTTGCGGTATATCGCCTGTGACTCCATGGCCTTGTCCGCGTAAGCCTTGGCCACTTCGTCATGCAATGCCCTGTAATCACGGAGATTCTTGAGGTTGTCGGCGGAGAACCAGTTGCTCTCGGCCTGCTGCGCCTCCAGGGCGGCGATGCGGTATTCGTTCACCGCATCGGTCAGGGCGTTTATCTCCTTGATCTTCTCGGCGTAGGCCTCGTATTGCCTGAAGGCCCGGTTGTTCCCAAGCTCGCTTATCTTCTGGAACAGCTGTATCGCGGCGGATATGATGGTCAGGATGACCGACGCCTTCTCCACCGCCGAGATGGCATTCGCTCCGGTCTGCGCCACTTTGTCCAGCCCGTTGATGGTGGTGAGGGTGAACAGGGCGATATCTCCCATCAGGGTGACGATCTCCCCGGCCTGCCCTCCGATGGCGCCGCCCAGTTCTTCGACGGCACGCGCCAGCTCCCCGACGATGTCCGCCGCTTCCTTTTCGGCTTTCTCCACCCGGGAGGAGGACCTGGCCACCTTGTCCTGCGCCTTGTTGTACTTCTCCATCGCGGCGGCGGCCGTCAGATAGGTTTCCTCCATCTTCCCGGTCCTGTCATTGTATCTCACTCCCGTGGACACCCGTCCTCCGGCATTCACGGTCTCGAGGTTCCGCCGGGCCTCGGCAAGCTCGCGTTCGGCTTCGGCGAGCTCGCTCTTCCTGTCGGCAAGCGCCTGGAACGGGTTCCGGCTGTCCAGCTCGTCCATGATCTCCCGGATGGTCGTGGTATATTCCCGCAGTTCATCGGGGGAGAGCACCTGTGCGGCGGCCTGTTTGGCCTTCTCGAACTGTTCCAGCAGGGAGTTCAGGGTGCCTGTGGAAGTTTCCCTCAGGTTCTCGAAGGCGCGTATGTAATCGGGTGATTCCGTCAGCTGCTTGTAGTCCAGCTTGATGAGCTCCTTCCCCTTGTCCCTGGTCGCACGCGCGATCTGCAGGTCCAGGGATTCCGCTCCGGCGGCATCCCCTTCCGCTTCGGCCTTGCGGCGCTCCTCATAAAGCTGTCCGATCTTATGGTTGTATTCCTTGTCCAGGGCGGCCCGCTTCTCCTGGTAGGTGCCGTATTCCTTGTAATATTCCACCCATTCCCTCAGGTTCCTGTCGCGGAACTCCTTCTCGATGTCGTAGGATTCCTTCAGGTATCCCATGGTAGCCAGCGCCCGCTGTTGGGACGCGTTGTCCTTCACGGCCTGCCTTTCCTCGGGCGTGGACTTCACACCCCGTTTCTTTTCGGCCTCGTCCATTTTCTTGAGGGTGTCACGCTCCTCCTTGTCGATCTGTGCGAGCGACTCGTCAAGCTCCTGCCTTGCAAGGGCCTGGCGTTTCCTTATACCTTCCTGCATGACCGATATGCGTGCCGCCTCAAGTTTCTGCTGTGCCCTGATACGGGCGTCGGCGAGCTCGTCCTGATAATCCCGGGCCGGTTTGCCCGTATCCTTGGTTTCCTTTTCTCCTCCGCCTCCTGTGATATAATCGGTCACATTGACGGACTTAGCAGCGGATTCTATGTTTTTTTGTATGTCAGCGCGTTTTTTTGCATTCTTCTCAAGTTCTGTCGTCCGGCGCTCGAATTCAGCAATCAGTTTGCCGTCTTCTGTAGAGTCATAATACATCCCCAATCCCCATTTCACAAGATTGGATCCCTGGCGTGCAGTATTCTCACGGACCCATTTGTTATATTCAGCCTGCCGCTTCTTCGCTTCCCTATATTCCTCCCTGTTACGGTTGGTCCAGTTGGTGTCCGCATTTATGGCACGTTGGAGCTGCCAGTCCTGTTTGGTATAGTCTGCTATGATATCCTCGCTGGCTTTCGCCTGCCCAGCACGGATAAGGGCCTGTGTCAGACTGTCATAGGCTGATGCGGCGTTACCCGCCAGGATCGCCTCGTTGGTGAGATTGGCGAAATATCGGGGATAGATCTTCTGCAACTCGTCCGCAGCCTTGTTCCGTTCCCTTTCGCTACGGGTGACGTCCTGTGTGGCGGAATACAGGATTCTCAGCCGGGAGATCTCGTCCGCCTTGGAGGACACCGCTTTTCTTGATGCGGCGTTCAAGTCTTCCGCAGCTTTCTGTGCGGCTGTCAGCTCCTTGTTGGCCTTGCCGATATTTTTCACCCATTCCCATAGATCCTTTCCGTATACGATCCCGAGCGATATGGCCGCGACAAGCGCTGTCTGCCATGAGAATAATGAGCCGGCAAGCTGCTTCCACACCGGCACGCCTTTCTGCCCGGACCGCATCAGCAACTCGTTCTGCTGACGCACGTCCCTGATGGCGTCCGTCAGCATCGGAAGATTGTTGGAAATGGCCAGAATGAACATCTGCGGCCCCATGGCAAGGGAGGGTAGCTCACGCGCAACCTGCTGGAACTGCAGCCGCAAATTATTCGTTTTCTTTGTGATATCCTCCATGCTTGCGGCAACCTGTTGGCCGGCTACGGGAGTGGAGTTCGTCTTTCTTTTGACAGCCTCCAGGTCCTGCAGTTCTGTCTTCAACTGTCTGACAACTCCCTGCAGCGCCTGGATATCCGCCATTTGGGCATCGGTATTCGTACCTGCGGCCATGGCCTTCCTGTACTGTTTCTGCAGTTCCAGCAGTTCCTGTTCCAGCTGTGCGATGACCTGCTTCGCGTACAGGCCTATCCCGGAAAGGTTGCCCTCCACCGAGCGCAATCCCTTCAGTGTCTTGTCGTCAAGCAGTATCTCCAGTCTTACAGGTTCCATTCCTATCCTCCGAGTTTTGTTTGAAAATATTCAGTGGTGAATTTGTCCGGCCTACGTTTGCGCTCCCTTTCCAGGAGCTCCTCCTTGGTCACATACCGGCTGACATCCGTGTTCATCAGCATCAGCTCGGCGTAGCTGATCTTCCACAGAATGTGCCGTTTTGTACGGCCGAACCGCTCCATCGCCTGCGCGATGATTCCGAAAACGCTATGGGGGCCTTCCTGCCGGCCCGTTAACCCGTTTTCCTTTCCCGGCTTCCTATCGGCTCCAGCAGCCCCGCTGTCCTGGACGCCAACGGAATAGTATTGCAAAAAGGCTGTATGTCCATGCCCCTGAGCAGCTCGATGAGGGCGGCGGAGAGCATCGCCGGATGCACCCTCCATCTGAGGTACCATGCCACAGGGCCGGAGAACAGCATCCCCGAGAGCCATCCGGTGCATACGGCCAGCGCGACCATCCGGCTGACCGCCTTTCCCTTCTCCGCCACGAACCGCATCCTTTCCTCATAGTCCATCGCCTTGACATCCTCCGGGGTGACGCCGAGCTCCAGGTACCGCCTTGCTATGCGGATGACCGCCCCGGCGGGCGGACGTCGCATGACAAGGAAGGATTTCCCGGGGCGTTTCCTGAAAGGCCTGAGCGGCATCACCGGAATGCGGATGCCGATGTCAAGCAGCATGTCCGCCGCCCGACTTCGTGTGTCCTTCCCGTCCGTCATGACTCGGAATATTCCGGTACGACGTCACCCGGGGCGAAGATCTTGTAGGGAGGCTTCTCCCCGGCCTCCTGCATCTCCAGCTCGCACTCGATGCCCAGCACGTTGCTGAAGTTGATGCCGTTGGCAAAATTGCAGGTGAGCACCCCGTTGTAGATCCGGATCGTGTGGCCCGTCACGGTCTCGATGTCGAACACGCCCTGCACGTCCTTGTCCTCCGTCGGGGGCACGTAGATTCCGGTACTTTCCTTCGTCCCGCCCATCACCTGTATCATGTTGTCCGCGGACAGCTCGATGAGCGTGAACGTCCATGTCTTGGTTCCCGGTGTGGACTTGAGCACCGCGAACGGCGCGTTGCGTTTCTGCGCCGCCCAGATGCGGGTCTTGGAAGGCGAGTCGCCTCCGGGCTGCAGCCCGTCCTCGGATATCAGCCCGAGAGCCTGCCCGTTATATTTAAGAGCTTTCACGCCATAGATGGCGCCGGTATTCGTTTCTGCCATAATGATTCATGTTTTAATTGTTCCTTGATTTGTCTTTAAACCGCCGGAGTCCCCAGAAGAGAAGCAGGAGGACAAAACAGCACAACACCTTCGTCCTTGTCCGGTCCCAAAAAGAGGAAACCGGCTGTTTTTCCTCGGCCGTAGCCTCCTCTGACTCCAACCTCATATCCGAGGTCTCCCTTACGGTGATCTCCGGCCGGGCATGCGAGACGGCCGTGACGTTCACGCCGCCTTCCCCGTCCGACTCCACCCTCAGGTCCAGCCCCTCATGCTGCTCCGTCACGCCCATGCCGGCCGGAAGGCCGCCTATCGTCCGGAGGAGCCCGGGTTTCAGTGCCAGGCTCGTCAGAGTCGTCGGGGCCTTGCCGAAGATTATTTCCCCGGTTACGCTCCTCTGAAGAGAGCCCGAGCGGACGGCTGTTCGGCTCTCCCTGTTTGCTGCGCATCCAGACAACAGCAGGACAGCGGTCAGCATACTTGCACTGGTAACATTTACGCAGCGCCTGTTCCAGAACGATAATTTTCTCATTGACTTTTCGTATTTGGTCGCTTAAATGTAAAGTCGTCTCGGAGAGGTCGTCATACAACTGCTTGTATGTGCCCTCGTTCTCCTTGACCGCACGGACCTTGACGAGCCTGCGGTCACGCCACCAGCCTATTGCCATGGCTATGCACCCCGTGGGGGCGAGCCACTGCTGGAGAAGTTCGAATACAGTGCCCCAGTCCATACGCATGTCATTTTTCAGATCATCTCCCAGCCGGCCTCTATGTCCGCCATGACGGCGGGCACGCCGTTTTCCACCCGGCTCATCGCGGCGGCCAGACGGCACATCGTCCCCTTGTCATCCACATCAGGCTCGTAGGTAGTGGGAACCTGAAGCTCGCCGCATACACTTGAAAGGTAGGTGCGGGTGTCGTTCTCCGTGGACGGGGCGTAACGCCCGATCATAAGGGAGAGGGTCTTCAAACCGTGTTTCTTCCGGTAGTTCCTCAAGGTGATGAGCATGGCACGGTAGCCGTATCTCATGTCGGTGAACTGGAAGAACTCCTTGTCCGTCTGCACCGGGCGGAGACCCTTCCACCTGTCACCTGACAGGCGGAGGTTTCCGGGATTATTGTTTCGTAGTCCTCTTGGTGTCGCCATAATCAAACCTCCAGACTTTCTGCAGACGCACTAACAGCAGCCTTGCTTTCCTGTCCGGCAAGATCGCTTGAAAGTGTTATTTCCTTCACATCCCCCTCAAACCATGACTTTCCGTCATAATAGAGGAATACAGTCTTGCCTGGCGCGACTTCCGTACCCTGCACGGTCGCTTTATGCTCAGCCGATTTGTTGGACACGGACAGGCGCGCTCCCGCATGTACCGCGGCCGCCTCAATGGTATAGGTCTGGTCTGACGCGGGAGTCAGCTCGATGGCGTCATCCTGCGATTTCATTGTAATCGTGGTGTTGGACGTTGTGATGACATTCCCCTCACGCGCGTCCAGCATGACCACCTCCTCACCGAACGCCGTGTTCGTGTCCGCGGTCATGAGCATCTTGAAGAAGTAACGTTCTCCGGCATTGGTCAGCTTGTCGATCTGGATCACGTTGAAGTCGTTCTGCAGGTTGACCGCTCCCCAGAAGTTGGACTGTTCGGTCGGTGTAGCCACTGTTCCGATGATCAAGCCGTCCGGCCATGAGGATACGGTCTTGATCGTAGTTCCCTTGAAGCGCATGGCGCTGGTATCAGTCCAGTTCACGCCCTTTCCCTCGCGCAGGATAAGCTCGTCGTCATACCGGTCGGCATCGTCAACGGACATGATATACACAAAATTGGGATTGTTGCGGAGAACCTGGGGAGTTGCCTTGCGCACGCGCATCAGACGTTCAATCATGGTGTCGTCTTTCGGAGAGTTCACACGGATTACCTCAGGATCTTCATAGACACGCATCAGAATGCCGTTGAACAGGTGCTCGTCATCCTCATCATCATCGACATAGATACCGTTGACGAAGTGGTATCCGAGTTCAAAATCCACCTGGTCGGACAAGGCTTTCAGAAGGACGTTCTGCACATTGGGGGGAAGCTCCCGGAATACCAGTTCCCCTTTGGGCTGGAACGGACGCCATATCTGCTCAAAAGAGCGGGGATTGAACGTGGTAAAGACCATGAAGTCTTTCGGTTCAAGCACCTTTTCCGAATAAATGAAATCCCCTTTGGAGTCCTTGTCCTCAGGCTGTTCCACGCGTTTGCGCAGCATCTTGTTCGTTTTCAGCCGGGGAATGGAGTATTTCTTCGTCACATTGGGCACGAGGTTGATCAGCCCCTTCTGTACCAGTTCGTTGCCCGTGGCCGCCTTGGTGAGTATCCTGTCGAGCACCTCACCGTCATAATTCGTATTCTTGATAGTTACAGCCATAATCTTTTCATTTTTTAATTAAAACCGTTCTTTTTCCGGATTTCTTTCCAATTGTCATTCCATCCGGATTTGTCCTGTAGCGGGGTATCCGGAACATCATCCACGCTTTTTTTCTTCGCAAGCCCGTCGACAATCCTTCTCCCGTTCTCATAATCCTTCTCCAACACCGCCTGATACGCGTCACGGTCGGATGGGGCGATACGCCCGTCCTGCATGGCGTCCTCGAGAAGATTCCTGATCTCGGCCTTTCTGGACTCGCGCTCCTTCTCGACATATCCGTCCAGACTCGCCTTGAGCGTGTCACGTTCCTTTACCAGCGCGTCATACTGTCCCGCCTTGTTTTCAAGGGAGGAGAGCATGCGCACTACGTCCTCATCCGTCGCACACGAGGCGAAGGATGGTCTCTTCTTCAATTCTTCATACATCATATTACCTGTATTTAATGTTTGATTGTCCAGCCGGGCCTGGAATGCGGCATAAACCTCCTGCGGTGTCCCGGCATCCACTCTCTCGCCGATATCATAGATACCGTCAATGAATCCCATCTCCCTGGCTTCCCTGGCGGTAATCCAATGGTCCTTCCCATCGAAATAGGCATCCTTTATCTCCTCACGGGTCTTCCCGGTCTTGGAAGCGTACATGTCCGCAAGCGTATCCTCCAGCGCCTCCAGCTGCTCGGCGACGGCTTTCATCTCCTCCTTGTTGCCGTAACATCCCCCGTAAGGGTTATGGAGCATCAGACGGGCGTACTGGCTCATATATACCGGTTTCCCGCACAGGGCGATGACACTGGCCATGCTTGCGGCAATACCGTCGATATAGATGGTTATATCCGCATCGCTGGCCCTGAGGGCGTTGAATATGGCCATGCCTGCATACACGCTCCCTCCCGGGGAGTTCACACGCACGTCTATGCTCCTGTACATGGAGGCGTATTCATACAGCTCGGAAACAATGTCCTTGTCGTTGATCCCGTCAAGACCGCCGATCTCCCCATACAGGAGGATGCAGGCGGTATCAGGGGAGGGTATCATGTTAAAGTATCGCTTTTTCATCGGTCGTTTTAAAATTACGGTGCAAATATGGAGAGTTTTTTTACTGCAATCAACACCCTTGGGGCATGATGCAACTTTACAACCGCATGATGACGTCATAAAACAGTGTCATAAATTCAATATATTGCAAATCAAATATTTAAATACGAATTTTGCCGTAAATAAAAAAAGATAGAAATGGCGGAACTGACTAGCAGGCAGAAAAAAGATTTTGCAAGGACTATTTATCTTAACGAAGAACTGACACACGCGGAGATTGCCGAGCGTGTGGGAGTAAAACGTCAGACTGTTTCCCGGTGGGCCGGTGAAGGCAATTGGGAACGGTACAAGGTATCCATCACCATGACACGGGAAGAACAGCTCAAGAACCTGTATCTCCAGCTTGCCGAGTTGAACAATGCCATCAACGGGAGACCCGAGGGGGAAAGATTCGCCAGCACGGCCGAATCGGACACCATAGCCAAAATAACCGGGTCCATCAAAAAGATGGAAACGGATGTGGGGCTGGCTGACATCCTTTCGGTTTTCAAGAGTTTTGTCAAGTGGCTGCGCACTTATGACATGGCACGCAGCAAGGAGATAGTCCCGCTGCTGGACGCCTATGTAAAATCCAAACTGTAAGGCTATGGCAAAACTCAGACTTACCCCCCGGGACAGGGCCGAACTGGCGGAATGGAACGACCTGGTGGCATCCGTCCGGGAGAGTTCGGACATTAACCCGTCCGACTCCACCGCTGAAATAGAGGACCGTAAGAAACGGCTGGAGGCGGATAATGAAGCGTGGTTCCGTTACTATTTCGCACAGTATTACACCTGCGAGCCGGCCGGTTTCCATAAAAAAGCGACACGGCGTCTTATGGAGCACGACCGCTGGTATGAGGTCAGGGCATGGTCGCGCGAGCTGGCCAAGTCGGCACGCGCCATGATGGAGATCATCAAGCTGGCGCTTACCCGGCAGGTACGCAATGTGCTGCTTATCTCGAACTCGCAGGACAACGCCGGACGCCTGTTGCTGCCCTTCATGGCCAATATGGAGGAAAACCAGCGCATCATTCAGGATTACGGCACACAGAAAAAGCCGGGTTCCTGGGAAACAGGGGAATTTACATGCCAGTGCGGCTGTTCCTTCCGGGCTATCGGTGCCGGACAGTCGCCACGCGGTACCCGTAACAAGAATTTCCGTCCTGACTTTATCCTTGTCGATGATATAGACACCGACGAGGAATGCCGGAATCCGGAACGTATCAAGGCCAAGTGGAAATGGCTTGAAGAGGCGTTGATTCCCACCATGTCCGTCTCAGGACGTTACAGGGTGCTGTTTAACGGAAACATCATTGCGGCGGACTGCTGCATCACACGTGCCATCGAAAAGGCTGCGGAACTCGGACAGAAAGGAATAGGATACGCGGACATTATCAATATCCGTGACAAGGACGGCGTCTCCTCATGGCCGGAAAAGAACTCCGAAGAGGATATAGACCTGTTCCTGTCGCTTATCAGCACCTCGTCGGCACAGAAGGAATTTTTCAACAATCCGGTCAGCGAAGGGAGCATATTCAAGAACCTTGTATTCGGGAAGGTCCCTCCTTTGAACAAATTCAGGTTCCTTGTCATTTACGGGGACCCGGCTCCGGGGGAGAGCAGGAGGAAACAGGCCAGTTTCAAGTCCGTCTGCCTGCTGGGCAAGCTCAAGGGAAAGCTGTATGTGATCAAGGCAAGGGTGTTCCGGGGTAAGAACGAGGACTTTATCGAGGCGTTCTTCGAACAGTACAAACATGTGGGAGGAAAGGCTTCCGTTTACGCCTATGTGGAGAACAACAAGCTGCAGGATCCCTTCTTCAAACAGGTTTTAAAGAAGCATCTGAACAGGCTGCGCAAGAAACACGGCATCCCGCTGAACATCATCCCCGACGAGGAACGCAAGACCGACAAGGCAACCCGTATCGAGGCCAACCTTGAGCCCATGGACCGTGACGGCAACCTCATATTCAACGAACAGGAGAAAGACTCCTCGGACATGAAGGAACTGGTTGACCAGTTCCGGATGTTCGAGCTCACCCTTCCGTATCCCGCGGACGGGCCGGACTGCGTGGAGGGAGGGAACAGGGCCATAGACAGGAAGGCGGGGAACATGGAGAAGCCGGTCATAATAGAAAGGGCGGCAATCCGCCGTTTAAACAAGTACAGGAGGTAAACGACATGTCTGAATTCATCAATCCGGATGACTACGATGCGAGCATCCACAGGGAGATCCTGGACAGCATCATCAGGGAGGACGAGTCCATAGTGGAGATATGCGAGGACCAGGCGGTGGCGCAGATGCGCTCCTACCTGTCCGCACGTTATGACTGTGACAGGATATTCTCCGCAAAGGGCAAGGAAAGGAACGCGCTCATACTCATGTTCGCCAAGGACATCACGCTCTATCATGTATGCAGCATCCACAACCCCCAGAAGTTCTCCCCCATACGCAAGGAACGTTATGACCGCGCGATGGAGTGGCTCAAGGCGGTCAGCAAGGTGGAGATCAGCATAGCCGACGCTCCCCTGCTGGATGAGGAGACGGCAAGGAACAACCTGCCCACCCAGATAAGAAGCAATCCCAAACGTGTAACACACTATTGAAATGGCAAGAAAAAAAGAAATATCCATAAGCGGCAACATGCCGCTGCCGGGCAGGAACACCCCGGGAACAGTCATCATCACCGCACCCAGGCTGTTCATGAAGGATATGGCGGACTACATGCAGGCCGTCAGGGGAGCGAACAATGTGGACTTCACACAGCGGACGAGGCTGTATGACCTCTATGAGGACATACTTATGGACGGGCATACGGGAAGCGTCATAGAGAAGAGGAAATCGGCAGTGCAGTGCTCGCAGATCGAGTTCAGAAGGAACGGCGTTCCGGACGAGAGGATCAACACCCTGTTGCGCTCCCCCTGGTTCTACCGGTTCATCGGGGACCTGATAGACTCGGATTTCTGGGGGTTCTCCCTGTTCCAGTTCTATAAGGACAGGAGCGGATGGATGGACTACAGACTCGTTCCCAGAAAGAACTATGACCCGGTACGGGGGCTGATAAAACACCGGCAGGAGGACACCACAGGGGAACCGCTGGAGAATTACCACACGATGCTCCTTGTCGGGGAGAAACGCTCCCTGGGAAGACTGGTAAGGATAGCCCCGTATGTCATATACAAGCGCAACGACATGGCCGACTGGGCACAGTTCTGCGAGATATTCGGAATGCCCATACGCGAGTATACCTACAGTGCCGGTGACGAGCAGGCCCGCGACCAGGCCGTGAAGGATATGGCCGAGCAGGGAGGTGCGGCGGTGTTCCTCCATCCGGAGGAGGCGCAGATGAAACTGATAGAAAGCGGCAACAAAAGCGGCAGCTCCGACCTGTACAGGACCCTGTACGACACATGCAATGACGAGATCAGCAAGATCGTGCTGGGAAACACGCTCACCACACAGGCCTCGGAGCGTGGCACGCAGGCGCTGGGGACCGTACAGGAGAAGGGGGAGAAGAAACTGAACGAGGCGGACCGGATCCTGGTGCTGAACACCCTGAACTATGACATGACCGATATCTTCACCGCTTTCGGGTACGACACACGGGGCGGAGAGTTCTATTATGTCAAGCCCAAGGAAACCACCGCCGAGCAGGAGATAAACATCATATCCCGGATGCGCCAGATGGGAACCCCTGTATCGGATGAATACGTGTACGAGGCTACGGGAATCCCTAAACCGGACAACTATGACCGGCTCAAGGAAGAGACGACCTTCGGAAACGGAAAGTCGGCAAACAACGGTGCACAGGAGAAAGAACAACCCTCTCCTGAAAGGAACAAGCGGAAGGAGGACGGTATTGTAAACCGTATCAGGTCTTTTTTCGTCGCCGCCCCGCGGAAAGGGGCTTTAAAATGGTAATGGACGACCTCTACGGGGAGCACTGCCGCCGTTGTCACGGCCATGCGGATTCCCGCATGCAGGGGGCGGCCGTTTCGTTTGAGTTTACAAGGGAGCTGATGGCGAAAGTGCTGAGGGATATATTCTACCGGACGTTTGATGTAAAAACGGAAATAGACGAGGATCTGTTCCTGGCTACGGTCAGAACTTTCGGCCGTGCGGCGGAGGAAGGATTCGGTCAAAGCGACAATGACAGGCTGGAGGAAGTATTCCTGGAGCAGATACGCGACAACCTCGATGTGTTCTCCGCTTTCCGCACCCACCGGATGCAGAACGACATTGCCTCGCAACTGCTGGACGAAAAGGGAAGACTGAAACCTTTTTCCCGGTTCCAGGAAGACGTGCAGGCGATTATCGGCACGTACAATACGGCTTGGCTCGAAACCGAGTACGATACGGCGGTACTGCGTGCCCGCCAGGCGGCTGACTGGAAGCTGTTCGACAAGGATGCGGACATCCTTCCGAACCTGCGGTGGCTTCCCACCACCAGCGCGGAACCCGATCCCGTACATGCCCAGTTCTGGGGGATTGACCTGACTTTGCCCAAAGGACATAGGTTTTGGAAAAGCCACCGCCCCGGAGACCGGTGGAACTGCAAATGCTCGCTGGAGCAGACGGACGACAAGCCGACGCCCGGGTATGATGTGCCGTTATCGGACTATCGGCCCTCACCAGGGCTGGACAACAACCCGGAGGAGGACGGAAAGCTGTTCAGCGACACGCACCCCTATATCGCCCATGCGTATCCTTCGGCTGAAAAAACCGTAAGGGACTTTATGGAAAGGAGAAAAAAATGAATGTGAATGACGCCGTCAGGGAACTCCACAGAAAGGAGAAGGAAATCCGGAAGGCCTTCAGCAGGACGCTGCCCCGCAGGATCGGGGCAAAAGCGGTGAACCTTGTAAACAGGAATTTCCGCGAGGGAGGTTTTTATGACGGAGGGCTGCATCCCTGGAAGAGAACAAGGAGACAGGATTCCGCCAAGGGGGCGGTGGGAGAATACGGTCCCCTGCTAAGCCGGCGTAACCGCCTGTCCCGAAGTTCGGAGTATGTGGCGGAGCCTTACAAGGTGACGATACGGAATGCCGTGGAATATGCGGGAATCCACAACTACGGGGGACGCATGACCACACATCCGAGAGTGACCGCCAAGATGCGGAAGATGGCATGGAGGATGTACTTCAAGGAAGCGGGCATCACCAGAAGGATGGGGAAAAAGGCCCGCAGGCAGAAGGCAGAGGCGGCACCGCCCGAAGCCCTGAAATGGAAGGCGATGGCCCTGACAAGGAAACAGAGGCTTGACGTTAAGGCGGACATGCCCCGGCGACAGTTCATCGGACCAAGCCGGGAGCTGCGTGAAATGACGAGAAAGGAAACGGAAAAGGAAATAACCAATATATTGTTAAAATGACATGGAAACTTTATTCAATGACATTCAGAAAAGAATAGCCGACAACATAGCATGGCTGAACAAACAGGTGGACGAGGATTACGGGCAGCTGGACATGCTCTACCGTGACGACGGGGACTCCGAAACCTATCCGATGGTATTCCCCATGGTGCTGGTTGACACGCCCGAGGTGGAATGGCAGACACTGGGAGGGGCGGGCGGATACATGCAGAAAGGAACGGTATCGGTCATTGTCAGGCTGGCTGTTGACTGCTATGATGACACGCATTACACCAGCGGCACGGCGGACAAGGCCGCCGGAAGAATGGAACGGATGAAAGAGGTGGACGCGCTTCTGCAGATGTACAAACCTGAATGCTGCCAGACACCGCTTATGAGGAAAAGAAGCAGGTTCCACACGATGCCCAGGGGGATAAAGGTCTATGAGACACACTATGAATGTACCGTGTGGGATAATGCGGTCAGTCGGTAAAAAGGGAGAGTTGGGCGGCGGTAAGACGGGGCTTCTTTATTTTGGGGACCGGCTTGACATCGATATCCTTCAGTCTGTTGCAGTTTGAACGGATGATGGCCATGATGCGGTCCACGCTGATGAAGAACTCCTTCTCGGAAAGGATCTTCAACGCGTCGTCAAAACGAAGACGCTGGATTTCCGTCCAATAATAATAGCGGCGCAACAGTGCCTCGTTACGCTTCATGATCAGTTCCGAACTGCGACCTCTTGACATACCCTGAAAACTTGTTTTGATGATAACACCTGATACCTATGCACAAAAGTAGTGATTATTAAATAAATATGCAACAAAGGGAGGGTTAATAATAAAAAGCCCTCAACGCTTCCGTTTTCTGATCCCCATCACAAAACAAAGATAAATGCACATTATCCACACGCTGAGGGCTAAAGTCCTTATCGTGGATAATGTGCATTTTGTAATGGGGTGCACAAAAGTAACAATAAAAATTGAATAATCATGTGCAAGAGCGAAATTTTCTTCAACCTGCTCGGCCTGACCGAGCGTGAAACGGAAGTGTCGAGGGAACGTATACTGGGCGACTTCAGGGACATGGAGTCCACGGACGCCAGATATGTGCTTGTCAGGCTGCTCTCGGAAGCCGGCCTGTATCCCGACCAGATAGCGGGGATGACCAACCGCACGGCACGGGGGATACGGCGCCTGCTGGCGCGGAACATCACCTCGCCGATGATCGGAATATATCTGGAACAAATAAGGAAACACATCAGAACAGGACGCTCGACGGAGCGCGTGTAGTTGAGTATGTTTGCACCACGGTCGGATTAGTGACCGGAACTACAAAATACAAATACAACTATGAGTGAATCAAGAACTTTTGTGTTCCCCGAGAACGGGAACTCCGGAGGCGGCACCAATGGCATACTGGCCATGCTTCCGGCGCTTATGCAACAGCGCGGTGTGGATCCGAACATCCTGGCGCTGATGGGAAACGGCAACAACCGTAACGGCAACGGCTGGGGTGACGACCTGTTCGCCATCCTGCTTCTGTTCATCCTGATGGGATGGGGAGGCATGGGAGGTTTCGGCGGTGCCCGTGGCGGAATGATGGGCAACGGACAGGGCGGCGTGGTCCCCTTCGTGCAGAACGACGCGAACACCGCCGTGATCATGCAGGCCGTACAACGCAACGGATACGACATCCAAAGCCTGGCCACCGCGTTGAACACTTCCTCGGATGCCGTACTGGCCGCCATAAACGGTCTTGGCATGCAGATATGCAACATCGGCAACCAGATGGGCATGAACACCAACCAGATCGTCACCGCGATCATGCAGGGCAACAATGCCATCCAGTCGCAGATCTGCCAGTGCTGCTGCCAGACAAACGAGAACATCACCAAAATGGGCTACGAGAACCAGCTGTCCGTCTGCAACCAGACAAACACCCTGGTGAACACGGCCAACCAGAACACGCTCGCATTGCGTGACGCAGGCACGGCCAACACCAACGCCATCATCAGCAAGCTGGACGCCATGCAGAACCAGGCGCTGCTTGACAAGATCGACTCGTTGCGCGAAAAGAACAGCACGCTCGTCAACCAGCTCTCACAGGAGCACCAGAACGCGTATTTCGCACAGGTGTCCGCACAGACCATCGCGCCTGTCAATGCTGCGCTGGGTGATCTGAGCGCCCGTCTGTCTAAGATTGAGTGCAACCAGCCCGAAGTGGCCAAGGTGCCGTACAGCCCGGTTGTGGGAATCCCCACCTGTGTGGCGGCCCAATATGGTCTTGGATACGGCTTCAATCCTTACGCCGCCGGTAATGGCTTTTGGGGTTAATTGAGGAAGGAGGCTATTATGGCAGTATATCCTTTCCAATTTGTAAACCGCAGGGGTTCTGCGGCCATATCAACCTCGGGAGTAACGGTCAATACCGACAATGTGGTGTTCTCCTTTCCCAACCATGCCTTTGTGAACGCATGGTACAGGGGGACCATCTACATTGACCTGGCGCAGGCCGTTCCCACAGGAACAACCGGGACGCTGCCGGTCCTGTTCGAGACAAACGGGGTGACACAGGCCGTGACCAAGTACAACGGGGAAGCGCTGACGGCGGCCGACATCCCCGGTACGGGAGTGTTCGAGTTCTGGTTCGACAGGACGACAAACACCCTGCAGATAATGACCGGAGTAGTTTAAGAACACGGAGGGAGGAATCCCTCCATTTAAAGAGAAACAATTATGCCTTTCCAGAATTTAAGAGTCAACAGCCAGTTTTACATACTCCATAAGGACGGGACGCCTTATGTGGAGGTCGGTGCCATTGCGGGAGTATCCAACCCGGTCCCGGACGGGACACAGCCGGTGATGTTCGGCCAGCCGATGAAGATGGTGGTGGACATCACCGTCAAGGTCGGCGAACAGACCGTCACGTTCCAGAAGATACCCGCGGGGGCGGACATCGCCGACGCGAATTTCCCCGGAGGCGGGAACATGGTCATATCCGGGTCAAGGGAGTCGATGAACTCCGAGGTGGCGGCCATGAGGAACAGGTCCGCGGAGATACTCAGGAGCATAGACCACCACCGTGCCATAGTGGACGCCTGCGGCAAGATGATGGAGATCCTGAATCCCGAGTTTGCCGAAAGGCAGAGACAGGAGGCGGAAAACAAGGCTCTCAGGGAGGAGATATCCGAGCTGAAGGCCATGATGGCCGAACTGCTTAAACCCGCGGAAAGGCCCAGTACGAACAATCCTAAAAAACAACAAGTATGATGATGATCGAGATAGAAGACAGCAAGGTCGAGAGAATGTCCGGTTATGCCGAAAAAATGCTCAAGTATGGCGGCAAGCTCATGCAGTGCATTGAGGAACTCTCGGAAGGGAGCGGCATGGGACAGCGCGACGACGGCTACGATGACTATGACGAGTATGACGACATGGGACAACGTGGCGGTTATGGAAACCGTGGCGGATACGGCGGAGGATACGGGAACCGTTATGGCGGCGGCTCGATGGGCCAGCGCCGCGGAGTGCCCGGAACAGGACGCTATTCAAGATACCGTTAGTTTAACCCGCCGGGACGGAGGATTCCCCCGTCCCGGCTAACAAGAAGACCATGAACAGGACAAAGGAACCTCTGGACATATATGATGACCGGCCAAAGGAGCTGACGGCGTACCTCCGGCACAATGGCTGGCACTTCAACAAAAAGCTGTGCGACTTCGCCGTGTCGCTCATGCGCAGGATGAACCCGGCAACCGGAAAAAGCGAGAAGATCGAACCCATGACCAAGGACAAGGTGGACGAGCTTCTGGCCAAGAACGGGGTCAGGGTGGAGAACAACACATTATATGACTATGTATACGTGGCCAACCAGGCAAAAGCGGACTGTTTCAAGTCCTCCATTGCCGACGAGCCCCATCTGGCACTCTACGTCAAGGATATCATAGATGACTATGACGCTCCGGAAGGCATGGTCATGTGCATGTGGTATGCGAAAATGACAAGGGCCGGGGAACCGGTGGAATGGGACGAGATGTTATGATCCGCCAGCGGTTTGACATAGAGGAGTACGGATGGAAGGTGGAGGTCTACTATGCCGTGGACTGTTACTACACCGACGAGATCATGGGCAGGCTCTATGACATAGGCTGCCGCGGGGATGATCTGGAAACGGCGTACAGGAACCTGTCCTCCGGCAAACCGGATACCGGACTCACCTATTCCAACTACGGCACAAGGCAGACGGTCATGGTGATAGGGACCACATCGTCGCCCGCCGAGTTCCAGAACTCCTATGACCACGAAAGGAAGCACCTGGAAGCGCACATGGCAAAGGCGCTGGGGATCGACCCGTGGGGCGAGGAGATATGCTACCTGTCCGGCAATATAGGACAGAAGATGTTCGACAAGGCCAG